TATCACACTATATAATTGGATTGTCTCTTTAGGATATCCAGAAAATATAGATCAATTTAACGACTTACGAAGAAATCAAAGATATTTTCCATCTCAAGATAGCAAAGACATTTTTAATTTATTTTCGGATGGATCTTTAGAAATTTTAAATAGTAACTTAAAGCCAATTTATAGAGTAAAATTTAAAGATTTGTTCCCAGTGTCACTAACTCCATTAGAATTTGATGCGACTCGTACAGATTATAATTATTTTACAGTTAATGTAGTTTTCAAATATACCATTTTTCAATTACAAACACTTGATGGAATTGTTGTATGAATTTAGAAAAAATTCAAAATTTATGGGAAGAAGATTCAGTAATAGATCCAGATAATTTGCACATAGAATCAATAAAAATACCGATGTTACATTCAAAATATCATAATATCTACAACAGCATATTGATATTAAAACGGGCAGAAGAAGACAAGTACAAGCAAACAAAATTTAGTAAGTGGCAATATTATACCGGGAAAGTTCCTCCAGATGATCCAAAATCACAACGTTGTGATCATAAAGTTATGAAGCAAGATTTGGATAAGTATATGGACTCGGATGAAGATATTAGAAAAATAGTAGCAAAATTAAATTATTATGATGCGATGTTAAATTTTTTAGATAGCATTTTGAGATCAATTAAAGATAGATCATTTCAAATTAAAAACGCAGTAGAATTTCAAAAATTTATAGCCGGTTATAGTTAATGAGTCATTTAAAAATTTCTAAAAAGAACGAAGTATATTTAAAAATTGAATCAGAACCTCATGTGTTTCAAGAGTTATCCGATAAATTCACATTTGAAGTTCCAAATGCAAAATTTATGCCGCAGTATAGAAAAAAATATTGGGATGGAAAAATAAGACTATTTTCAACTGCAACCGGAGAAATTTATGTTGGGCTTTTAGATAAAGTTGTCTCTTTTTGTGAACAGTACAATTATACTTACGAATTTATAGACAGTAAGTTTTATGGGGTTCCATTTGAAGTTGATGAATTAGTATCTAAAGAAGGAGTTTCAGATTATATGAAACGAATTTCAAAGTATGAGCCAAGAGATTATCAAATAAATGGCGTTTATGCTGCTTTAAAATATAATAGAAAGTTGCTTATTTCACCAACAGCTTCTGGAAAGTCCTTAATGATTTATAGTGTGATCAGACACTATGTAGAAAAAAATTTACAGTGTTTAATTATTGTTCCTACAACTTCTCTAGTAGAACAAATGTATAAAGATTTTGAAGACTATGGTTGGGATGCATCGGAATACTGCCATAAAATTTATTCGGGGAAGGAGAAGACTAATGATTATCCAGTTACAATAACTACATGGCAATCAATTTACAAAATGGATAAAACGTGGTATAAAAATTTTGATGTTGTTGTTGGAGATGAAGCTCATTTGTTTAAATCTAAGTCTTTGATTGATATTATGACAAAACTATATGATTGCAAATACAGATTTGGATTTACTGGAACTTTAGATGGAACTCAAACCCATAAATGGATTCTTGAAGGTTTATTTGGTCCTTCATATAGTGTAACAAAAACTAAAGAATTGATTGACAAGGGACATGTGTCTAAATTAGACATAAAAATTTTATTGCTAAAGCATGAATATAAAAAATTTGAAACATATGAAGATGAAATACAATATTTAATTTCTCACACTAAAAGAAATAATTTTATAAAAAATTTAGCAATGGAATTGAAAGGAAATACTTTAATATTGTATAGTAGGGTTGAATCCCATGGAAGGCTTCTTTATGACATGATAAATAGTAGCAAAGGTGAAGATAGAAAGTTGTTTTTTGTTCATGGAGGTATTGATGCAGAAGAACGTGAAGAAGTTAGAAAAATAACAGAAGAAGAACATAATGCCATTATTGTTGCATCTTATGGAACATTTTCTACCGGAATTAACATAAAAAAATTACACAATGTTATTTTTGCATCCCCAAGTAAGTCTAGGATTAGAAATCTTCAAAGTATTGGAAGAGTTCTTAGAAAGGGAAAAGATAAAGTTAAAGCAGTTCTATATGATATTTCAGATGATATTTCATCAAAAAATAATAAAAATTATACATTAAATCACTTAATGGAAAGAATAAAAATATACAATGAAGAGTTATTCAATTACGAAATAGTAAAGGTGGACATAAAATAATGATGGAAGAAGATTTTTTAGCAATTATTAAATTAGTATCTGGGGAAGAATTGATATCCTTAGTTGGGGTATGCGAAGAAGATGATGAGATTGTTCTAATTTTGAGTAATCCAATTGTTTTAAAGGAATACGAAACTCCTCTTGGAACAATTGTAAAAATTGAACCTTGGATTAAAACAACTGGAGAATCTATGTATTTTATTTACATTGATAAAGTAATAACTATAAGTGAGGTAACAGATCAAAAATTAATTAACATTTATGAAAAATACATAAGACAAATTAATAATATTAAAGAATCTAAAGCAACTAAGTCTATGGGATACATCTCTAATATAGACGACTTTCGGAAGGACTTAGAGAAGATCTATAAAAGTAGTTAATATATACTTATATAATTTTTATCAACCCTGACAGAGTTATTATAGCAAAATTCGAGAGGCTTGTCAACCCCCCATAAGTATGGTATAATATTTCCAGCAACTATTTAATCAAATGGCCCCAAGAAACAAGGATCCTCAGCATTACGTAAACAATAAGCAATTTCTTGAAGCTTTGTCTGAATTTAAACACAGTGTTCAGAAAGCCAAAGCTGAGGGATTACCAAGGCCACGCATAACGAGGTATATTGGGGAATGCTTTTTAAAAATAGCCACTCACTTATCATATAAGCCAAATTTTGTCAACTATATGTTCCGTGAAGATATGATTAGTGACGGTGTTGAAAATTGTGTTCAGTACATCGATAATTTTGATCCCAATCGGGGAAATCCATTCGCATACTTTACTCAAATTATTTGGTATGCATTTTTAAGACGAATTGAACGTGAAAAACGTCAATTGGATTTGAAATCTAAAATCCTAGAACAGTCGGGATTTGACGAAGTTTTTGTTTCAGACAGAAATATTCTTGACGGAAATGAATCTGAGTACAATGGTATTAAAAATTCTGTTCATTGTAAGATGCTTTATAACTAATGAAAGTTGCAATTATTACTGATCAACATTTTGGTGTTAAAAAGGGAAGTAAAATTTATCATGAATATTTTAAAAAGTTTTATGATGAAGTTTTTTTCCCAACACTAGAAAAGGAGAAAATCTCGGTCTTAATTGACATGGGAGATACTTTTGACAATCGAAAGGTCATAGATCTTTGGAGTTTAAAATGGGCTCAAGATAATTACTACGATACACTTGACAGAATGGGAATTGATGTGTATACTATTGTTGGAAACCATACTGCATACTATAAAAATACTAATGAAGTAAACACCTTACAATTAGTATTGGGAAAATACAATAATATTATTTCAATCCCTCAAATTTGCGAACATGTAATAGGCGATTTAAAAATTTTATTTGTTCCTTGGATTAATGAAGAAAATGAGGAAGAAACTAAGGAGAAAATTAAAAATTCAGATGCTACTGTCGTTATGGGTCATTTAGAGCTTAGTGGATTTCCTCCATATCGAGGAGTTATTCAAGAAAATGGATTAGATCCAACAATTTTTTCAAAGTATCGTCGAGTTTTTTCTGGCCATTATCATACTCGTAGTGATAACGGTAAAATATTTTATTTGGGAAATCCGTATCAATTATATTGGAATGATTACAACGATAAAAGAGGTTTTCATATAATTGATACTGAAACTCTCAAGTTAAAAACAATTAATAATCCATACGATTTATTTTTGAAAATTTATTACAACGATACCGATCATAATACCTTCGATTTTAATTCTTGTGAAAATCGATATGTAAAATTGGTCATTGAGAAAAAAACAAACTCACTTAACTATGAAACATTTCTAGACAAATTAATTTCTTCTAATTGTCATGAGGTAAAAATTATAGAAAATTTTTCTACTAACGTTGAAACTGTATCAATAAGTCAAATTGAAGACACAATTTCAATTTTAAGTAGTTATGTAGAAGGTTCAGAAATTGATTTAGATAAAAAAATAATCATGAATCACATTGAAGAAATATATAGAAAAGCATCTGAAATCGAGTAATGTATGTAATTGCTTTAAAAGATCAACTATCCTCTGGTCTTTATGCAGTAGAAAACGATTACAATGAAAAAGTCCTGTATTTTTTTATAGATGAAGATGATGCTAATAGATATGTTGGTCTTTTAGAAGCCGATAATTTCCCCGAACTGGAAGTTATAGAAGTTGATGACGAAATTTCTATAGAAGCTTGTAGAAGATATGGATATCCTTATTTGATAATAACTCCCGAAGATTTAATGATTCCCCCATCTTACCATGATAACCTTTAAGCAAATTACTTGGAAAAATTTTCTGAGCACCGGAAATAATCCAACCACAATTAATCTAACTGAAAATACTACAAATTTAATTGTCGGATCAAATGGAGCAGGAAAAAGTACAATTTTAGACGCATTAACTTTTGCTCTTTTTAACAAACCCTTCAGAAAAATTAATAAACCACAACTTGTAAATTCTCAAAATGATAGAGACTGTGTGGTTGAAATTGATTTTGAAGTTGGCTCAGTTTGCTGGAAAGTTGTACGGGGAATGAAACCGAATATTTTTGAAATTCATAAAAATGGAAAAAAACTTCCTCAGAGTGCAGACATTAAAGATGATCAAAAGCTTTTAGAGCAGTCTATTCTAAAACTCAATTATAAATCTTTTACTCAAATTGTAGTTCTTGGCTCTACAAATTTTGTCCCATTTATGCAATTAACTGCGGCAAATCGTAGAGAAGTTATTGAAGATCTTCTCGACATAAAAATATTTTCATCAATGAATGATATTGTGAAAATGGATCTTAAGGATAATCGAGATGAAATTAAAACTTTAGAGCTTAATCTTGAGTCTGTTAAAGATAAAATTGAAATGCAACAGTCCTTTATTAAACAGCTTGAAGATCGTGGTAAGCAAGATATAACCGAAAGAAAAAATAAAATTAAAGAATTGGAATCTCTAATATTGGAAAGCCAAAATTCCATCAACGAGTTAACAGAACAAATTGATAGTGTTAATACTGAAATTGTATCTTTTTCGGATTCGACTGAAAAACTTAAAAAGCTTGGAACCCTAAAGGGTAAAATGTCTCAAAAAATTAATAACATCATAAAAGAGCATAAGTTTTTTAATGAAAATACGGTTTGCCCCACATGCACACAAGATATCGATGAGCAATTTAGGTTAAATAAGATTACTGATGCACAAACTAATGCAAAAGAACTTCAAGAAGGATTTAAGAATCTTGAATCTGCAATTTCCGAAGAGGAATTTAGAGAAAATAGATTTTTAGAATTAACAAAAAGAGTAAGTACATTAACTAATGAAATTTCTAAGCACACTACTAAAGTTTCCGAAAACGGAAAACAAATTCAGCAATTACGACAAGAAATTCAAAAAGTTGCCGATAGCCTTAAAAACAAAAATATTGAGCATGATAAATTAGAGCAGTATCGCCAAGAACATCAATCATTTAAGACAAAATTAAATGAACGTAAAGAAAAATCTTCATACTACGATTTCATATATTTGCTGCTAAAAGATGGTGGAGTTAAAACTCAGATCATTAAACACTATCTCCCTCTTATCAACAAAAAGGTAAATGAATACTTACACCAACTCGATTTTTATATTAATTTTAATCTAGATGAAGAATTTAATGAACGAATAAAAACGCCAATCCATGATACTTTTTCATATACATCTTTTAGTGAAGGTGAAAAAATGAGAATTGATCTTGCTTTATTGTTTACTTGGAGAGAAGTTGCTCGCCTTAAAAATTCAATTAATACAAATTTATTAATCATGGATGAGGTTTTTGATAGCTCATTAGATAGCTTTGGAACTGATGAATTTTTAAAAATCATCCGATATATAATAAAGGATGCTAATATATTTGTAATTTCACATAAGTCTGAACTGCATGACAAATTTGAAAGTGTCATACGGTTTGAAAAAGTTAAAAATTTTAGTCGTATCGTCTAATCGAGTTACCTACTAAAATGAACACTCCAAATTGGCAACACAATTCGGGGAAACAGCAAAAACGGCATTTAAAGCCACAAGCTCTCCGACAGGCAAAACAAAAAACAAAAACCTTTTTGGGACGGTTTAAGAACTGTCACAAAGACTCACCGAAAGGTGGGTCTTTTTCGTATTATTCGATCAGTTCACTTTTTTATTAAATGATCAATCACGAAATCAAAGGAAATCTTGCTCGACTTCTTGCAACAGAAGACCTTGTAGTTGAGCATAGAAAAGTTTCTACAGCTTGCTTTAATGTTCAGACTAGGGTTTTGACTCTTCCTATTTGGGACAAGGCTTCTGAAGTTGTTTACGATATGTTGGTTGGTCATGAAGTCGGACATGCTTTGTACACCCCAAATGAAGATTGGGGTAAAGTTAAAAAAATTCCTAAGTCTTTTGTAAATATTACAGAAGATATCCGAATTGAAAAGCTGATGAAGCGTAAATATGGTGGATTGAATAAAATTTTTTATGCAGCATATAGTGAACTTCACGACGAAGATTTTTTCTGTATTGGTAGTGATGATATTGAAAAATATAACTTAGCTGATAGGATTAATCTTTATTTTAAGATTGGAAATTTTTTGGATGTTCCTTTTTCCGAAAGTGAACTTTCTATTGTTGAGAAGGCCAACAAGATGGAAACTTTCGAAGATGCTGTTCATGTTGCAGAGCTTATCTATAATTTTTGTTGTGAAGAACAGAAGCAAATTCAAGATAATGTCGATAGTTTTGTGAAGAATAGTGATCCAACTAACTCTAAAAATGCTGCTATTAGTGGGGAAAGCATTGAAAACTCTTCACCTAAAGATACTTTGGATGATGATGGTGGCAATGAAGTTTTTTCGGATGAACAGGATTCTGTAAAAAATACTGATTCCCTTTCTCAAAAGGCTGCAGAAGAAAATAATGGGGAACCAAATACTAACGGACCAAAAGAACCAGAAGTTGTAACTGATCGCAATTTTTCCGAGAACATTCAAAAGCTCGTTGATCCTAATTGTGAGGAGAGTGACTATGTGGAAATTCCCAAAGTTGATTTGAGCAAACTTATTATTTCTCCTGAAAAATTTCATGCAATTTATGAGGATCATATTAAACTGCAAGACTGGACAGAATATGATAAGTATTACGAAGAGTATAAAACAACAGCACAATCTGAGGTTTCATATTTGATTAAAGAATTTGAATGTAAGAAATCTGCAGATGAATACGCACGAGCTACTGTATCCAGGACGGGAGTTTTAGATACAAAAAAACTTCACACATATAAGTACAATGAAGATTTGTTTAAAAAGGTAACGAATTTACCTGATGGTAAGAATCACGGTTTGATTTTTATCTTAGACTGGTCTGGTTCTATGGCTAACACTTTGCTTAACACCGTAAAGCAACTGCTTAATATTATTTGGTTTTGTAAAAAAACTGGAATTGATTTTGAAGTCTATGCATTTTCCGATTCTTATTTTGAAATCCAGCAAAATTCTTATGGAGATGAGATAAAAGTTATACCATCTAGGGCATATGAACGAGCTGAACACTATATTGATATTCATCCCGAATTTAAACTTTTTAACATTCTTAGCAGTAAAACCAAACTTTCTTCATTGAATGGGCACATGAAAAACATCTTTAAACTTGCATATTACTTTTCGTGTGGGAGCGATGTGACTATTCCGGAACAAATTTCTCTTAGTTCTACCCCTCTCAATGAAGCGATTGCATGTTTGCACGATCTGATACCGAATTTTGCTTCAAGTTATAAAGTTCAAAAAGTTCATTGCGTTATATTGACAGACGGTGAAGCTAACAAATCTAAGTATCATAAAATTTTTAATTGTGATTATTCAACTGCCCCTAATTATGGCATTAGACGTATTGAACGTGGAGCATTTTTGAGGAATCGTAGGACTGGCAGGATCTATGCATTTTCTTATAACGACTTTAAGAATACTGAAGTTTTTATTCAATCTGTCAGAGATGCTTTTCCTGAAGTAAATTTTATTGGAATACGTTTACTTGGACATAGAGACAGTTACACCTTCATTAGAACTCATTTTCCATATGAACAACATAATCGAGCAAAAACAGAACTTAAAAAGCAAAAAAGTCTAGTAGTTACAACTTCAGGATATCACAAATATTTTGGAATCATGTCAAATTCTCTTTCTTCTCAAGTTAATTTTATCGTTCCGCCGGGTTCAAGTAAATCGACAATTATTTCGCAATTTAAGAATTCAATGAATGCAAAAAAACTTAATAAAAAGTTTCTTAACGAATTTGTAAATTTGATTGCGTAACTTTGAGGAGGGGAAACCTTCCTTTTTTATAAATAAAAAAAAAGATTCCTGTGCAACGAATGAACTTAATCGAGGCTTATAACGAGATATATACAAATCAATACAATCTTACGGAAGATTTGACAGATCTTATAATTCAATATTGCATTGAAGACATTGAAGAAGCTAAATCTTTTGCTGAAGATTTAGTTTTGACAAATCTTGTTCAAGATTTTTTATTTGAATTATCTGAGGAATTAGAAGTAGATATCTCAGAATATCTCGTAGAGGGTGCAGGATCAACAGCACTTAGGGGTATTATTAATGCCTTAAGTTCTGCTGGAAGAACGAAGGCTGGTCTTCAAGCGGGAACTGCTCTTGGTAAAAAGTTAGATACTACCGTAAGGGGTGCAGCAGCATCAACATCGATTAGATCTGCAAGAGCAGCAAGACCTAAATCTTCTCAGGAACTTCCTGGTAAGTATGCAACCATGCAGTTCAAAAAGAAAATTGATACTGCTTTATCTAGACCTGCATTGCCCCCAGGAAGATCCTCTGTGCCCCCTCAACGCCCTTCTGGGAAACGTACTCCAGCAGATGCTGGGATGCCATTCAGAGCGACTGGAGCCGGTGGAGATGCTCGCATACAAAGACTTTCAGCTCAATCTGCTCCCGGATCAGGATTAAACCCGGCTGCGTTGAAAACTCAAACTTCCAAAATGACTGATGCTGCTGATGCATTAAACAAAGCCAGAAGAGCCCTTGCTGGAGTTGCTGCAGCTGGACTAGCTGCTAGTTCTGTTGTTCCCGTAATTAACGATACTGGAAAAAAGAAAAGTCCCGAATCCAGCGTAAACAAATACAATACCAAGGATTCGGGTGGTAAAATTAGAAGTCGCTTAAAGGTTGGCCCTAAAATTGTTGGAACTGGAAGCATAGCTGGTGATTTCGATCTTGCATTTAAAAAGGCAAGATCTTCTGGGGCTAAATCCTTCAAATTTCAAGGAAAACAATATACTACAAAATTAAAAACTGAGGAAGTTGATTATTTCGATGTAGTGCTGGAAACTTTAATTGCCGAAGGTTATGTTGATAGTATCGAAGATGCTTTAATTATGATGACCGCATTAGATGAAAATATTATTTCAAAAATAGCCTCTGGTGCTATTAAAAATGTAATTAAAACAGGCGCAGACAAATTGACAAAAACAAAACTTCCACCGAAGATGGATCCAGCGTTAAAGGCAGTAAAGGATTCTATTAAACAGCAATATGGATCTGGAGCTTTAATGGGAACTCCTGAATACAGATATGCAAAAGCTGCAAGACAAGCTGAATTGAGAAAAAATCCACCGCCAAAGCCAAAATACGTAGATCCATTTCCGGGAGATGTTTATTCCAGAGGGGACTTTGGAATTCGAGGATACAGGTCTGGAGATTGAGGACACTTTTTAAACTGTCCATTGGGGGCTTTACGGCCCCCATTTTTAATGTATTATTTCCTTGTGAACACTCACTTTTCAAATGCCCAAAACAATTATGATGACCGACGACCAAATTATCAAAGATCTTAAAGAAATGTTTTCTGCGGAAATCACATCTTCTGATATTCGTGGATATTGTGCTTCTAAGGGGTTTTCCTATCCAACCATTACTCGCCGCCTCGATCAGTATAAGGTTGGGCATGGTAAATGGAATCTAGAAGTTACACAAGAAGCTGTAGATCAAATTGAACATGCTTATGAAGCTCCTTCTGCTATTCCTGTAGTGCAAAAAAATCTTATTCCCTCGAAAGATCCTAATTTTGTAAGTTTTGGTAATTTTGTAGATATTAAAAAAATTATTTCTTCTGGAATTTTTTATCCAGCATTTATTACCGGTCTTTCTGGCAACGGTAAAACTTTTGCAGTCGAGCAAGCATGTGCTCAATTGAAACGTGAATTGATTCGTGTCAACCTCACTATTGAAACCGATGAAGATGATTTGATTGGCGGTTTTAGGCTTGTTGATGGACAAACCGTCTGGCACAATGGTCCAGTTATTGAAGCACTTCAACGAGGAGCTATTCTTCTTCTCGATGAAATCGATCTTGCTAGTAATAAGATTATGTGCCTGCAGTCTATTCTAGAAGGTAAAGGTGTTTTTCTTAAAAAAATTGGTAAATTTGTTGAACCTACTCCTGGTTTTAACATTATTGCCACTGCAAATACTAAAGGCAAGGGATCTGATGGTGGTATGTTTATTGGAACCAATGTTCTTAACGAAGCCTTTCTGGAACGTTTTTGTGTAACCTTTGAGCAAAAATATCCAACTTCTCAAACAGAAACAAAAATTCTTGTTAAAGTTGCAACTAGTCTTGGACTTGATTCGGAAGAAAAGTTTTGTGGTTGGTTGGCTGATTGGGCTGATTTAATTCGTAAAACTTTTTACGAAGGCGCTATTGATGAAGTTATTTCTACTCGCAGACTTGTGCATATTATTCGTGCTTATGCTATCTTCGGAAACAAGTTGAAAGCAATTAAGTACTGTATTAATAGGTATGATGAAGCAATAAAAATTTCTTTCCTTCAGTTTTACAACACAGTAGATGCAGAGATTGATATTGCTCAACAAGAAGACTCTGGCGCTTGACTTAAATTAAATTTCGTGGTACAATTTGGGGAAGGAAACTTCCCCAAATATTTAACTAGGTGTAACTATGGAAAGAAATCTTGAAAATACGTTAGAACTAAATCTTTCAAACCCAAATAATTTTTGGAAATATGGTGAGAATATTGTCTTGAAAGAAATCGAGAATTATATTGCAACCACATATCATTCACATTACACTTCTCCTGAATCGCAAACACAAACTCTTGATTTAATTGAGAGCATTGGAGATGCTGAACCGTTTTGTAGAAGCACAGCAATTAAATATCTTTCTCGTTTTGGGAAGAAAAACGGAAAATATAAACTTGACATTTTAAAGGCAATTCATTATTGTATTTTGCTCTATTATTTTGTCGGATTTACCAAAAACTCAACTGATAATTATCCTCACTGATTATGAAATTTTCAAAGTCAACAATACAAATATTGACAAATTTTGCTGAAATTAATCAGTCGATTTTGTTTAAGCCCGGAAATACACTTAAAACTATTTCCGTTATGAAAAACATTTTTGCTGAAGCAAAAATTAATGAAAAAATTACAAAGGAGTTTGCAATTTATAATTTAAACGAATTTTTGAATGGATTGAGAATCTATGATGGATGTCCGACACTAGACTTTTCTAATGAGTCTTATGTCATTATGTCTGATGATACTGGCAATTCTACAAAGTATTATTATTCCGATCCTACTATTATTGTCTCTCCTCCAGACAAATCTATTGAGCTTCCTTCTAAGGATGTATGTTTTGTTGTAAATAGTGATCAGTTTGTAAAATTAGCAAAGGCAGCCTCTATCTACGGATTGACTGATTTATCGGCTGTTGGAGACGGTAAAAATGTAAGTCTTGTTGTTAGGGACAAAGAAAATTCTACTTGCAACCAATTTTCAATTGTGGTTGGAGAAACTGATTCTACGTTTGTATTTAATTTTAAAATGCAGAATATCAAAATAATTCCTGGAAAATATGAAGTAATTGTTTCCGCACCAAATGCTGCAAAATTTACAAACACTGAAATTGATTTAAATTATTTTATTGCGCTTGAGCCCGATTCGACTTTCTCTTAAACTTATATTAATTAAATTATGAATGAATTCCTTTGGGTCGAAAAATATCGACCTAAAACAATTGAAGACTGCATTTTACCCGAAGAAACTAAATCTACGTTTATTGAATTTATCCGTGGAGGAGAAATACCAAATCTTTTACTTTGTGGCCCTCCAGGAGTTGGAAAGACCACAGTAGCAAAAGCTTTATGCAACGAGTTAGGAGTTGATTTTTATGTCATCAATGGATCTGATGAAGGACGATTTCTGGACACGGTACGGAACCAAGCAAAGAACTTTGCATCGACCCTTTCACTTCAAAAAACTGGTAAACATAAAGTCATCATTATTGATGAAGCAGATAACACAACCAACGACGTACAACTCCTTTTACGGGCTAATGTTGAGACGTTTCATAACAACTGCAGATTCATCTTTACCTGCAATTACAAAAACAAAATCATTGAGCCACTTCACTCTAGATGCGCCGTTGTTGAATTCTCAATCAAAGGAAAACAGCGAGCACAACTTGCCGGGATATTCTTTCAAAAGATGCGATTTATCCTCGATAAAGAGCAGATTGAATATGATGAAAAAATCGTTGCGAAAATCATATCCAACTATTTTCCCGATTTTCGACGTGTATTAAATGAGTGTCAAAAGTATTCTGCTGGCGGTAAAATCGATTCTGGAATACTCTCGTCATTTTCTGAAATTAAACTTGATATCTTAATACAAGCAATTAAAGAAAAGAACTTTTCAGAAGTACGTAAATGGGTTTCTTCGAGCACCAGCAATGATGTATCGAGTATATTTACTGAGATTTATAATTCTTTGTATAATGTGCTTGAGGGACCAAGTATTGCATCTGCAGTTTTAATCTTAGCAAAATATCAATATCAAGCAGCATTTGTTGCAGATCAAGAAATTAATCTTTTGGCAGCATTGACTGAGATTATGGTAGAGGCAAAATTTAAATGAAAAATTTTCAATCGGAAAGTAAACTATCTGGAAACGAATTTGAAGACCTTGTTCAGGAAAATATTGAACTTAAAAACGGAATAATTGTGGGAAAAGATTATCATATCAAAGATCTTGGAATTGAACTTGATTTCTTGGCAGATTTTCCCAATAGAACAGAATATATTGAAGCCAAGGGCGGAAAAACGGGAAACAAAAAACGTCCCGGTGCAAAGAGAACTGATAATGTTAAAAAAGCTATATGCAATGGAGCGTTATTGAAACATAGTAATCCTAACGCATATTTTGTCGTATATTTCTCATCTAAACCAAAAAAGAATAGTTATTCATACTATATGATTGAAACTGCATTAAATGCAAATTATATTGATGAGGTAAGATATTTGGATTATGTTAAATAAAAAAATTACATATCGAGAATTAGTTGAACCTCGTATTAAATCGACCCCTCAAAATGTTAAAGAATCTAATGAAAAATTGTTTAGGTCTGAATGGAATTTACCTAAAGCGGCAAAAAATTGTGGCATGAGTGAAAAAGAGATGAAACTAATTTTTTATGAATATTTGAAATATAATGCTCCCGACTATGAAGTATGAATTAAAAGATTGGTTAAAGTCAATTAACGAATCTAAAAATAATTTGACAGATGAGGATCCAACCGCAATTTCGTCCTATCTTCCATATATCATTAATAAATGTCTTTCTGGCACTATTGATTCGTTGATGTATGCAAATGAGATGAATAAATATCCACATCTAAGTAAACAGATGCAATACGATTTTTATATAAATAGTTTGCGAAAAAGGAAGAGATTTTCTCCCTGGATAAATAAGAAAGTGGACAAAGATCTTGAATGTGTCAAATCTTACTATGGCTATAGTGATGAGAAGGCAAGCCAAGCTTTGAAAATTCTTTCACCGGACCAAATAAATTTTATTAAAAAGCGAGTTGAACTCGGAGGATTAAAATGAGCGTTGTACAAGAGCCTGAAGTAAATTGGACTCCTGCCGATATGGTAGAAGTTGTTTTAACTGAGCCTGATGATTTTTTGAAGGTTCGTGAAACTCTTACTAGAATAGGAGTTGCTAGCAGAAAGGAAAAAACTTTATATCAATCTTGCCATATTCTCCATAAACAGGGAAGGTATTATATTGTTCATTTTAAAGAACTTTTTGCTTTAGATGGGAAACGTGCTAATTTTACGGTTAATGATCTTCAGCGTCGGAATAGAATTACTCAACTTCTTGCCGATTGGGGATTGATTACATTAGTCAATGCCGATAAAATTTCCGATATAGCTCCATTGAATCAAATTAAAGTTCTTTCATACAAAGAAAAGGATGAATGGACTCTTGAAACTAAGTATAATATTGGAAAGAAGAAAAAGGTTCAGGAAACCGAATAATTTTTGTAGGGAGTACAACACTCCCTTTTTTTGTGCTTATCGTATAATTAGTATTGGATGCCTTAGGGGTCCAAAACACAATCTCGCTTAAAAGGAGAACCTAAAATGTCTTACTTAACCAAATACAGTGCTTCCGATATTCCGGCACTAATGAAAAGAATTAATGAGCATAGTATTGGCATGGACCAATATTTGGATAAAATTTTTAATTTTCATGAAACGAATTCAAATTATCCTCCCTACAACTTGATTCAGATAAATGATTCTGAAGTTAAATTGGAAATCGCACTTGCAGGATTTAATAAAAAGGAACTTAACGTATATACTGAATCTGGCAAATTGTTTATTGAAGGTAAGAAGGAAGAAAAAAATCCAGAAGAGCAGTATTATCACAGAGCAGTGGCTCAAAGATCTTTTACTAGATCTTGGACAATTTCAGACGATACTGAAGTTAGATCTGTTGAATTTGCTGATGGTTTACTAACTATTATACTCGGTAAAGTTATTCCTGAGCATCATAAAAGAAAGGATTGGTTCTAAATAGTATTGAATATCGTCGCTGCGGGGAGGGGATGGTCAGAATCATCCTTCTCCCCCTTTTCATAAATAAAAATACCGATGGAAATAACTGTGAAATATGAACTTAGAGACTTTTTTAGAACAAAAGATTACGTTTAAATATCACAATATTCTTAATAAAAAATTTTGGGAAGGTGATCAGTTAAAGTCTGAAGTTAGAATGAAATTAATTTTAATTGCAAAAGCGTGGTCAGAATTTGCAAATATACCAAAATCGGCAATTAAGGATATAATTTTTGTTGGCGGAAATGCAAATTACAACTATACCAAATATTCGGATATAGATCTTCATTTAGTTGTAAACAAAAAAGAACTTCCAGACTGTCCAGATTTAATAGACGATTATCTTAGAGACAAAAAGCAGTTATGGGCATTAACCCATGACATAAAAATATATGGTCATACTGTGGAATTGTATGCTGAAGAAGAGGGACTTCAACGCCCATCAAATCAAGGAGTATATTCAATTAAATATAAAACCTGGTTAGTTCCACCAAAAAAACAAAATCCTAATATAGACACTAGGTTGCTAAAAAGAAAAACTCATGATATAATGGATATGATTGATGTTTTTATTTCTGGTAAATCTAATGATATTGGTGAAATGACTAAATTAAAAGAAAAACTCAGAACAATGAGATCTGTTGCAATACAGCGTGGGGGGGAATTTTCACTTGAAAATTTAGTCTTTAAAGAACTTAGAAATAACGGATATTTAAATAAATTTTCCGAATACATTAATTCAAAAAAAGTAAAAGAACTTTCTCTTTAAGCATATGACAATTAAAATTGCGTTATTAAAATCTAATGAAGAAGTTATTTCTGACGTAAAGGAAGTTTCATCTGATGACAAATTAGTGTGGTATCATTTTGATAAACCCTATGTGGTTAAGGTTATTTCGGAAACAAAAACCGGAACTTATAAACTTTCCTATACTCCCTGGATTGTACTATCTGAGGAGAAAAATTTCTTTGTAAATCCTGATTGGGTTGTTACTTTATATGATCCTGAAAAGGAAGTAGAAAAATCTTACATGGAGCACGTTAATGGATAATGACCTAGAATATATTGATATGATGGAAGATGAACTTGATTCTGAAGTTAGTCCAGAATATGAAACTAAGTGCATCTTGCTAAAAGATGGAACATATCTTGTATCAAAAATTCAAGAAATTCTTGCTGATTATGGAATGCCAAATTGCAAATTAATAACCCCTCTTCAAATACTTAACGACGGGACTAAATTTTGCACTTGGCCAAAATATCGAGATCAAGATGAAATTTTAGTTTCCTCGGATTCCTTCTTGACAATTTACGATCCGGATGCTAAAGTACTTAAAGAGTACCATGAGCTTGTTTGATGCGATTTTATACTAACGTCCAACTGGTTGGAAATGATTTTTTGGTTCGTGGGCATGAAGATGGTGAAAATTTTCTCTTTAGGGAGAAGTATAACCCAACTTTATTTGTGCTTAGTAATAAAAAAACAGAATATAAGACTCTAGATGGTAAGTATGTTGTTCCAATTAATCCTGGAACTGTAAAAGATTGTCGAGAATATTACAAAGAATATCAGCATGTAGAAAACTATAAAATTTACGGAAACAATAGATTTATCTATCAATATATTTCCGACAATTACCCAGAAAATGAGATCCATTTTGACATAAGTAAAATTAAAATTTTCACAATTGATATTGAAGTTGCATCCGAAAACGGATTTCCCACAGTTCAAGACTGTTGTGAAGAACTTCTTACCATAACAATTCAAGATTACGCAACAAAGGAAATTGTTACCTGGGGGTGCAAACCATTTAATGTAACTAAAGATAATTCAACTTATATTTTATGCAATGATGAAGCTGATTTATTTCGTAAATTTATTTACTTTTGGGAAAACAATTTTCCCGATGTAGTTACTGGATGGAATTGTAGCTTATATGATATGCCATATATTTGCAGAAGAATATCTAGAATTCTTGGAGAATCTGAAGCAAAACGGCTTTCTCCTTGGAAACTATTGAGTGAAAAGGAAATTCAAATTAATCATAAAGATCATATTATATCTGATATTGGTGGTGTAACTATTTTGGACTATATTGATCTTTATAAGAAATTTACTTACGTCAATAGAGAATCTTATCGTCTAGATCACATTGCAGAAGTTGAACTTGGGCAGAAGAAATTAGATCACTCAGAATATGACACCTTTAAAGATTTTTACACTAACAATTGGCAAAAATATGTAGAATATAATATTATAGACGTAGAGCTTGTTGATAGGCTAGAAGATAAATTAAAACTAATTGAGTTGGCAATTACTCTAGCCTATGATGCAAAAGTTAATTTTGCAGACGTATTTTATCAGGTTACAATGTGGGATAGTATAATTTATAACTATCTTAAGAAAAAGGGAATTGTAATTCCCCCAAGACAAGAATCTAAAAAGGATGAGAAATATAAGGGGGCATATGTTAAAGAACCAATTCCTGGAAAATATGATTGGGTTGTAAGCTTCGACTTAAATTCCCTGTATCCGCATTTAATTATGCAATACAATATAAGTCCCGAAACTTTGGTTGAAACTAGACATCCATCCGCAAGCATTGAAAAAATCTTAAGTAAACAAATTTCCTTTGAAAATTATTCTGACTACTGTGTGTGTCCAAATGGATCTATGTATCGAAAGGATTTGCAGGGATTTCTTCCGGAATTGATGCAAAAAATTTATAATGAACGAGTGATTTATAAAAAGAAGATGATTGAAGCTAAGAAAAAATATGCAAAAGAAAAAACTAAAGATCTTGAAAAGGAAATAGCAAGATATAATAATATTCAAATGGCACGAAAAATCCAATTAAACTCTGCTTATGGTGCCATTGGAAATCAATATTTTCGATATTATAAGTTGGAAAATGCTGAAGCAATTACATCGTCTGGACAAGTTTCAATTCGATGGATCGAAAATAAAATGAATCAATATTTAAATAAAGTCACAAAAACTGAGGGAGTTGATTATGTTATTGCTTCTGATACTGATTCTCTGTATCTTAATTTGGGTCCTATGGTTGAAGCTGTATACCAGGGAAGAGAGAAAACTACTAAGAGCGTTGTTTCATTCCTTGATAAGATCTGTAAGATGGAACTTGAAAAATATATTGAAAGTTCTTATCAAGAATTGGCGGATTACTTAAATGCTTACCAGCAAAAAATGAGCATGAAACGTGAAAATATTGCTGAACGTGGTATTTGGACGGGAAAAAAACGATATGCTCTAAATGTTTGGGATTCTGAAGGTGTTCGATATGAAGAGCCAGAACTTAAGATCATGGGTCTCGAAGCGATTAAATCTTCTACTCCATCTGCTTGTAGGGGAAAAATTAAAGATGCAATTCGAATCATGATGACAGGCACTGAATCTCAGCTAATTAAATTTATTTCGGACTTTAAAGATGAATTTTCTAAGATTCCTTTGGATCAGATCTCTTTCCCTAGATCAGTGAATGAAGTGAGTAAATTTAAATGTTCGAATTCAATTTACACCAAGAAGACACCGATAGCAATTAGAGGAGCTTTGTTATTTAATTACTTGGTTAATACTAAAAAACTGACTAATAAATACAGCTATATTGGAAATGGTGAAAAAATTAAGTTTTGTTATTTAAAAATGCCAAATCCAATTCACGAAAATGTAATCTCGTATATTCAAGAATTACCTAAGGAATTTAAACTTGACAATTATATAGACTATAATTTACAATTCAGTAAAGCCTTTTTAGACCCAATTAAATCCATTCTCGAATGTATTGGTTGGAATTATGAAAAACAAACCACTTTAGATTCATTATTTAATTAGGAGGAATTATGTCATTTTTAAATGAAATTATTAAGGAGATTGGTGGAGAATATACTCAATTAGCATCAGAAATTGTAGAGACGGAGAATTATGTTGACACGGGTTCTTTTATCTTTAACGCATTGGTTTCGGGCAGCATTTTTGGCGGGGTTTCTGCTAATAAAATCACTGCTATCGCTGGAGAAACTTCTACTGGAAAGACTTTTTTCTCTCTCGCTGTGGTTAAGAATTTTCTTGATAGTAACCCCGATGCTTATTGCCTCTATTTCGATAGTGAAGCTGCTATCACTAAATCTCTTTTAGAAAGTCGTGGAATTGATACTACTAGAATTGTAGTTGTTAATGTTGTTACTGTAGAGGAGTTTCGTGGAAAAGCACTTAAGGCAGTTGATATGTATCTTAAAAAGCCTGCTGAAGATCGAAAATTGTGTATGTTTGTGCTAGACTCTTTAGGTATGCTTTCAACTGAAAAGGAAATTACTGATGCCTTAAATGATAAGCAAGTGAGAGACATGACAAAATCTCAACTTGTTAAAGGAGCATTCCGTATGCTAACTTTGAAGTTGGGCCAGGCAAACATTCCAATGTTGGTCACCAATCATACCTACGATGTTATTGGTTCTTATGTTCCCGCAAAGGAAATGGGTGGTGGATCTGGGCTTAAATACGCTTCTTCTACAATCATTTACTTATCCAAGAAAAAGGAAAAGGACGGAACTGAAGTTGTAGGTAATATTATTAAAGCCAAGACTGCTAAATCTCGTTTGAGTAAAGAAAATCAGGAAGTGGAGATTCGTTTGTATTATGATGAGCGTGGTCTTGATCGGTACTATGGTCTTTTGGAGCTTGGTGAACTTGGTGAACTTTGGAAAAATGTTGCGGGTAGATATGAAATAGACGGGAAAAAAATCTATGCAAAACAAATTTTAGCAGAGCCTGAAAAATATTTTACCCCAGAAGTTCTTCAGGCATTAGATGAGATTGCTAGGAGTCAATTTTCTTATGGTTGAATTGAATGACCTAATCAAAATTTATCCGGACAGTTTGAGTAAAGATATTTGTAACTACTTAATTACTTTTTTCGATTCTAATGAATCTATTCACGAAAAAATTACAAATGACAAAAAGCCAAATTTTACTCAACTTGATTTAAGTGAATGTGTATCTAAAAATTCTGAATTAGAATCTGTTCATAATTTTTTAGTACATACAACAATACAATATAAAAACGAATATTATTCGTTTATTGATTCTAGATGTTTCCCTGAGGATAATGCATTTGAACACTTTCGCATAAAACGATATTTGAATAATGGAGATGATGCCTTTGATACTCATGTTGATGTCAAAGATCTTAGTACATGCAAAAGATATCTTTCCTTTATGTGGTATTTGAATGATGTTGAATCTGGGGGAAACACTGTTTTTTATGATTATCAAATTAAACCAAAAGCTGGAACTTTAGTAGTTTTTCCCCCCATGTGGATGTATCCTCACAAGGGAGAAGAGCCAATTAGTGGATCGAAGTATATTATGAGTACTTACTTACATTACGTTTGAATGATACTATGGATAGAATTGAAAAAACAATCTTAAGAAACTTGATTAATGATGAAAAATTTAGTAGAAAAGTAATACCCTTTATCAAGAAAGACTATTTTGGAGAAAGAAGCGAAAGAGTAGTTTTTGAGGAAATTTATAATTTTCTTGAAAAGTACGATAAACTTGCCACCAAAGAAGTTTTGAATATTGAAGTATCTAATAGAACTGATCTTACTGAGTCTGAATTGAAGGCTGCCAAAATTGTAATATCCGAATTAGATTCTGAATCTTCTGATTTTGATTGGCTAACTGCATCCACTGAAAAGTGGTGCAAGGAACGGGCAATTTATCTTGCATTAATTGAGTGTGTTCATATTGTTGATGATAAAGATGAAAACAAAAAGAGAGACTCTATCCCAGGAATTTTAAGTGATGCGCTCTCAGTTTCATTTGATCATAACATTGGCCACGATTACCTTAAAAATTATAAAGAACGTTTTGATTTTTACCACAAAACTCAGAAATTAATTCCATTTGATTTGGAATACTTTAATAAGATTACGAAGGGGGGATTGCCATCTAAAACACTCAATGTCGCATTGGCAGGAACTGGAGTTGGAAAAAGTTTATTCATGTGCCATGTTGCAGCATCAGTTTTACTTCAGGGTAAAAACGTGTTGTATATAACACTCGAAATGGCAGAAGAAAGAATTGCTGAACGAATTGACGCAAATTTATTGGATGTGAACATTAAAGATTTGTCTGAACTTCCCAAACAAAATTTTGAAAACAAAATTATGAGAATTCAGCAAAAAACAATTGGTTCGTTAATCATTAAAGAGTATCCAACCGCTTCAGCACATGTTGGTCATTTTAAGACTCTTCTTAATGAATTGTCCATGAAAAAATCGTTTAAACCTGATATTATTTTCATAGACTATTTAAATCTGTGCTCCTCATCAAGATATAAGGGGACTATAACAAATAGCTATAGCTTTGTTAAATCCATTGCAGAAGAACTTAGGGGACTTGCAGTCGAATGCGATGTTCCTATCGTATCCGCTACTCAAACAACAAGATCTGGATATAACAGTTCAAATGTTGAACTTACTGATACTAGTGAATCTTTTGGACTTCCTGCCACTGCCGATTTGATGTTTGGACTTATAAGCACTGAAGAACTAGAACAGCGTGGACAAATTATGGTGAAGCAGCTGAAAAATAGGTATAATGATCCAACAATGAATCGCAAGTTTTTAATTGGTATTGATCGAGCAAAAATGCGTCTTTATGATGTGGATCAAAATGCTCAAAAAGAAATACTTGACTCTGGACAAGAAGTGGAGTATAATGCAGAAGAATCCAAAAAACAATTTCAGGGATTTAAATTTTAACTATGAAAATTAACAAAGAAACCCTTCCTAATGGAGAAATTAAATTTACTATGACTAATAAAATCGATTTTTCAAAATACCAAGAATTTGTGGATGCAGTTACTTCCGATGCATCAAAAGATTTTGTTTCATTTTCTGATCGGATTGTTGAACTTGATAGAAATGGAGCAAATATTGAAAGACTTCTAACCGCCGCTGTTGGAATTAATGCTGAAGGCGGGGAATTTATGGAAATTGTCAAAAAAATGATCTTTCAAGGAAAGCCCTGGAATGATGACAATAAAAATCACTTGAAGATCGAACTTGGAGATGTTATGTGGTATGTAACTCAAGCATGTATTGCATTGGATGTTTCTATTGATGAAATTGTTGCTTCAAATGTAAATAAATTGATGAGGCGTTATCCTGAAGGATATTTCGATCCTTACTACAGCGAAAATCGTGAAGTTGGTGATTTGTAATAAATAGTTTAAAAGCATATTATGCCACCCTTTTTACAGATAGTGCTGGATAAATTTGTAGACAGCTATTATCAGGAAAAGAAAAAAATAAGATATGATAGAGATGCAATTCTTAATTTGTGTCTCTATTTTTCTTGTGTTATGGACAATGAGATTAAAACGAAAAGAAATCCAAATGAAATTAAAAAGTATAAAAACCTAAAGATGTATGGTCTTGACTATATAAAATATAACAAAAAAACAATAACAAACTATTTAAATTTGCAAACAAGATGAAAACTTTTTTAGACTTTTTATCTGAGGCAACTCGACATCAACCTAACTTAGAAAGTTTCACCCCGGAAGAATTGCGAGAAAAATATATTTGCGGTTCAATTTTTAAAAATGGGTCTCTTATTGAACAAATAAGCACCGGAAAAATAGGAACTGTTATGAGACGAGGAACTAATTACCTAATATGTTTAACTGATGATGGTAATCTGTTTAAACCTTGGATCACTGATTCTAAAGAACTTAAATAAATAAATATAAGTAAATCCTAATTTTTTAGAAGTATGTCTAATATTTGGCAGCAAGCTTTTGAATCCCATAGAGAGCAAATAGACGAGAATTATGTTGCTGAAAAATATGGGCAACATAAGAGTGATGAGTCTGAAGAAACTCAAGCTCTTTATGATCTTCGTAACAAAATGAAGAACATGGGTAAGGATGCGGTGATTGCTTACCTAAAGCGTTCTAAAATGTCTCCCGAAAGAAAGGCAAGACTCGCTCGTTCATTGGGGGTTTCTTTTGTTGGAGAAGAAGTTACAACTGAGGGTGTTGCTTCATTGATTAGAGGAGGTCTTGCTGCTGGAACTGCATTAGCTGGTATTAAAGTTGGCAAAGATGCACAAGATGTAGCTAATAGACTAAAAGCACAAAATGCACAGAAAGAAAAACAAATAAAGCAACTTTTAAATAGGGAAGAATTTGAAAATATCGAGGAAAAAATTACAGCTAAAACGGATATTGGAGATGCAATTAGAGATTTTGAATCGTCAAAATCTCCACAATTAGCTGGTAGAACTAAAGAAGAAAGAAGAAAGGCTGCTATTGCTGCGGTATTAACTGCACGTAGAGGTGGAAAAAAGTTAGGTGAAGATATTTCAGACATTGCTGAAGATCAAAAGGGAAAGGTTCACGTTAGAATTACCAAAGACGATGGAACTACCTTTGAAAAGCATCTTTTACCAAATCAAGTTTTAGATTATAGAAAAAGATATAAAACTGTAGTTGTTTTGGGAGCTGAAGAAGGATTAGCAACCGGGACAGCTTCTTCGCAGCAACAAAGAGCAGAAGCTACGGAAGTTAAGCGTTGGTGGGATGATGATGGCGATGGGGTTGGATATGAAAAGGGTGAAGTTTCTGGAAAGTTTAAGAAAAAAAAGAAAGTAAAAAAAGAAAGTTATTCTGAATGGAGAAATGAACTCCCTCAGTTTTACGAGGAAACAAAAGCTCAAAAAAGCGTAATGGGCAGAGGATCTACTCCTTCCGATGAGGGAGAAGAAAAAAAAAATAAAAAAAAATCCTCTGAGTCCGAATGTGGTTGTTCACACGAAGTAAAGGAAGCTGCCGAAAAATTAGCTGAAGATCTTGGAGCAGAATTAGTTGATATTAACGAATTTGCTGGACCTTTAGTAAGAAGTGCAATTAAAGCATTTACACGCACTCCAGTAAAACCAAGTCCCTTAAAAATACCCATAAGACCTTTAACCCCAGGACCAATTGTTCCAGCTAAGCCTTCTCCAAAACCAACGCCAACAAAGCCACAACCAAAGCCACAACCACAACCACAACCAAAGCCACAACCACAACCACAACCAAAGCCACAACCAAAGCCACAACCACAACCAAAGCCACAACCAAAGCCACAACCAAAGCCAGTACCAACTCCGGTAAAAACAACCCCAAAAGGTCAAACTAAAACACAAACCGGAATTTTAGTTAGACTTGATCCTAAAACTGGAGCCATAAGTGATGTTGAAACTAAACCAACAGTTGGGGTCAATGTACCAACTCCTCCTGGACCACCTTCAACTCCAGCTCCACCAGCTCCACCTAGAGGGCCAGGATTAAGACCTACTCCAAGGAATAATCGTAAACTTTTAGCACCTCAATTGAGAGCATCTCTACCAGATCCTATTCCAAAAACCGGTCAATTTAAGGTTTGATTTTATAAATAACTTTGTTGAGTTTATTAAAAAAATGTCGCAAATTCTATCTTTAATCAAGCCACTTTTACTAAAAGTAGCTAATCATCCGCAAACAAAAATTTTAATTCTTCAGCTTTTAGAAAAGCTTGTAAAAACTACTGATAATAGTATTGATGATACAATTATTGCAATTGTTAAGCCAGCGTTGTTTACTAATCAAGTAACTGGTGCTGTTGATACTATGTATTTTAAGTGATAGTTATTTTGAGTTTAAATTTTCAATAGAAAAACTATACTTTTTACTGGGGGAGATAATTTACTCCCCCATTTTTATAAATATTTTAAGGTAAATTTACAAAGACTAAAATGGCACTCTGGGGAAACTCTGATAATGTAGGTTCAAACGGAACAGTATCCTTGAACTATTCTACTCGTATTGTTACTGGAGCTGGAACTAGTTTTGGGCAAGTTGGAGCCGCTAAAACCGGTGATATCATTCGGTTTGGAGTTAGAGGTTCTGGAGGAACTTACTATGGAGATGCTGTAGTTGTTGGAATCGCCAGCACAACTCAACTTACTATCGGATCTACTTCAGGACTTAGCGGAGCTTCTATTGCGAGTACTGATTTTTATATTAGTGAGCTTCCGATGTATACTGTATTAGACTCTACTTATAGTGAAAAGTACGGTGTTAATGACAAGCAAGTTTATGGTGTTAGTAGATCATTGACTGGAATAGTCACAGGAAAATATGCCCCAGCTCATCAGGGATGGGTGGGAGTTACAACTTATGTTGATCAGCATGGCAGATTGAGAGTAAAAAGTGAAGTGTTAGTAGCAATGTCTGGAATTACAACCGGATCTAACGGCATTTCGTATCCAACTAACGTTTGATAAGTCATGAGATTTAATGAATTGAATGAAGATAATTACATGATTTTTGCAATTAAAAATTATGATAATCCTCAAGCAGTAACACAAGATGATTTTTTTGAAGACATGAAGAGATTTAAATATGTGAAAAAAATTCTCAAACATTATAAAAATACTGGAGAATTAAAATCACATTTACTTATAAATCACTTTATCATTCTATACAATATTTTTGGAGAAGCAGCAACACCATTATTATTTTTTAAGATAGATCGTGATTTTTGGCCTTCAATGAAATCCGTTATGCTTTTTTTGGGAAGATTTCCGGAGTATCCAAAAACTATTTTGCATGAAATAGTGGAGGACGAACACTGCTTAACTATTCTTCAAAATCTATGAATAATTTAGAAAAAATTATAGATATTATTAGAAGTCTTCGTGAGGATTCTCCGACAATGAGTGCTGGGAATCTTGGTTTTACTCATGCAGCCAACCCTAAAGGACCGGTAGCCGGATATGATAAACCAATTTATTCTGTCGGACAGGGTAAAACGACCCTCGATTTTAGACGAAAAATACCAAAGAAACTACCGCCAGAATACCAACAGATATACCGGAGGAAGCCAAGTGTTTAAACAAAATACTCCGACAGAAACTAGAGTTGCTGTTCTTGAGGAAAGGATTAATATTTATGAGCAAGTTATGGATAAAATCGAAGATGCTATACGTGCAATTAGTGAAACTAATCAGAACATTTCAAAAATGCTTGCGGTTCACGACGAACGATTAGAGCAAGTTGTAAGATCTGATGAAGTAATTATTAAGATGCTTGAGGAGCAAAAAAAATCTTTAGAAGCTGAAGATATAGACTTGGGAAATAGAATTGATGAACTCGAAGATGAACAAAGCGAAAAACTTAAACTAATTAATACTAAAATTGATGAGATTTCAAAATTAAAATGGATGACTATTGGTAGTGCAACAGTATTAGCGGTAATTGTAACTGCAGCCTCATCTTTAATTTCTGGAATGTGGACACCTTCAGAGATTAATCACTATAGAAACGAGAGATCTGAATTGTCCAGATAAAAGCACTTGACATACAGCCCCATACGTGCTATTGTGAAATCGCATTGGGATTTTTTATGTCACATATTGATGATAAGTATATCGGAATAATTTCTTGTAGGCTAGGAAAATTTGCAAGAAAAAAAACCGGTCTTTACAATTTTAGATGTCCTTACTGTGGAGATTCTCAAAAGAATCGAAACAAAACTAGGGGATATTTATACCAATATAAGAATGATTATAATTTCAAGTGCCATAATTGCAGTATATCTAAAAGTCTTGGAAATTTTATAAAGGATTTAGATGAACCTCTTTATAAAGAATATGTATTGGAAAGATATAAACAGGGACTGACTGGAAAATCTACTAATGTACCAGAGCCTAAATTTGAATTCAGTCCTCCAAAATTTAAATCTAAAATAGATCTGCCAAAAATATCAGAACTAAATATAGAACATCCTGCGAGACAATATATAGAAAATCGACAAATACCCAAATGCTATCTGCAAAAGATATATTATTGTGAAAAGTTTAAAGAGTGGACAAATAAACAAATTCACACTTTTGATTCAATTGATTTAGATGAACCGAGAGTTGTTATTCCTTTTTATGATAAAGATGGTAATTTTTTTGGCTATCAGGGTCGAAGTTTAAATAAAAACTCAAAGGTAAAATACATTACAATTATTATCGAAAAGGGAGTTCCGAAAGTTTATGGATTAGATCAAATAAATTATGAACTTCCTATATTAGTTACTGAAGGTCCTTTTGATAGCATGTTTTTAGATAATGCTATTGCAATGGCAGGAGCAGATTTTAATAATAAAATCTTATCCTTTGCGTCAAATTCTAAATTTATTTTTATCTATGATAATGAGCGTAGGAACAAACAAATTGTACAAAAAATTGAATCGACTATAGACTTGGGACATGAAGTTGTTATCTGGCCCAGTAACATTCTTGAAAAGGACATAAATGATATGGTTTTGGCTGGACATGATGTAAAAACTATGATAGAATCTAATACTTACAATGGTATTCAAGCAAAAGTAAAATTATCTGAATGGAAACGAGTATGAGCACTAACATCAAAGTATATAAACGAAACGGTTCTTTCGAGCAGCTAAATTTAGAAAAACTTCACGTTATGGTTGAAGAAGCCTGCAAAGATCTTGCGGGGGTATCTGCTTCTCAAGTTGAGATGCAATCTGGAATTCAATTTTATGATGGAATTAGCACAGAAGAAATTCAGCAAATTTTGATTAGGTCGGCTTCAGATCTAATCAGCTTAGATTTTCCTAACTATCAATACGTTGCGGCTAGACTTCTTCTATTTTCAGTAAGAAAATCTTTATATGGAAAAATGCATGATCTTCCGACATTAAGTAAGCATGTTTTTACTTGTGTTGATGCAGGTATTTACGATAAAGAAATTATTTCAAAATATAATTGCAACGAATTTAATGAACTTGACCGATGTATAAATCACGATAGAGACTATTTGTTCACTTATGCGGGTCTTAGGCAGGTAGTGGATAAGTATCTTGTTCAAGATAGAAGTCTTGGTAAAATATATGAATCTCCACAATTCATGTATATGCTTATTGCTATGACGATTTTTGCTAATTATCCAAAAGAAACTCGTCTAACGTATGTAAAGAGGTACTACGATGCAATCTCAAAACACAAACTCAGCCTCCCAACGCCAATTATGGCAGGAGTTAGAACCCCCCTTCGCCAGTTTGCAAGTTGTGTTCTGGTTGATGTTGATGACTCCCTCGATAGTATCTTTAGCTCTGATATGGCTATTGGCAGATATGTCTCTCAAAGGGCAGGCATTGGCATTAACGCAGGTAGAATCCGTGGCATCAACAGTAAAATCCGAGGTGGAGAAGTTACCCACACTGGCATTGTTCCATTTCTTAAGAAGTTTGAATCAACTGTACGTTGTTGCACACAAAATGGAATTCGTGGCGGATCAGCTACTGTCCATTTTCCCATTTGGCATCAAGAAATAGAGGATATTATTGTTCTTAAAAATAATAAGGGAACCGAAGATAACAGAGTCCGTAAACTGGATTATTCTATTCAAATTAGTAAACTTTTTTATGAACGATTTATTCGAGATGGTGAAATTACATTATTTTCTCCGCACGATACGCCTGGACTTTATGATTCTTTCGGGACAGATGAATTTGATGATCTTTACATACAATATGAAAACGATTCGTCCATTAAAAAGAAAACTGTTAAAGCGCAAGAACTTATTCTTAACTTACTTAAAGAACGTGCTGAAACGGGAAGAATTTATATCATGAATATTGATCATTGTAATTCACACTCTTCATTTTTAGATAAAGTTGAAATGAGCAATCTTTGCCAGGAAATTACTCTTCCCACAATTCCATTAAATCATATTGATGATGAAGCTGGTGAAATTGCACTATGCATTTTATCTGCAGTCAATGTTGGTAAAATTAAAAGTGATGATGATTTTGAGGACACTTGTGAACTTGCAGTTAGAGGTCTAGATGAACTTATCGAATATCAAGAGTATCCCGTTAAGGCGGCAGAGAGATCTACAAGGGCTCGTAGATCTCTTGGAATTGGCTTTATTGGCCTTGCACATTACTTGGCTAAGCTTGGGTACAAATACGATTGTAAAGAGGCTTGGGATGCCGTTCATGGTCTGTCTGAAAGTTTTCAATATTTTCTTTTAAAAGCTTCTAATAATCTTGCTAAAGAACGGGGTCCTTGTGAATATTTTAACAAAACTAAATATTCAAGGGGGATTCTTCCCATTGATACCTACAAGAAAGATGTTGATGATATTAGTTTAATCGAATATCAGCATGATTGGGAAACTCTTAGGGCATCTATCTTGGAACACGGTCTCAGGAACTCAACATTGTCCGCACAAATGCCTTCGGAGAGCAGTTCCGTTGTGTCAAATGCAACAAATGGAATTGAACCGCCTAGGGGATTCTTGTCCGTTAAAAAATCGAAAAAGGGGCCACTTAAGCAAATTGTACCTCAATATCAAACGCTTAAGGGGAACTATAGTTTATTGTGGGATCTTCCTGATAATAATGGGTATATTAATGTTGTTGCGGTAATGCAAAAGTTCTTTGATCAGGCCATTTCTGGTAATTGGAGTTATAATCCTGAAAATTATCCTGACAATGAAGTTCCTGTGTCAGTAATGGCTAAGGACCTACTGACAACTTATAAGTATGGTTGGAAAACTTCATATTATCAAAACACATATGATAATAAAACTGATGAGGAAAAGCCAAAAACTGAAAATGATATTATTTCTGAATTTTTAAAACTGGGAGAAGAAGACTGTGAAAGCTGTAAAATTTAAAGTTAGTAAAACTACTCAACCGCAAGAACCTAAAATGTTACAAGGAATTACCGTATTTAATTCCGAAATAGCAGATACAAAAAAACAACCCATGTTTTTTGGTAGCCCACTTGGGGTTCAAAGATACGATAGCTACAAGTATCCAGTTTTTGAAAAACTCACTCAACAACAATTAGGTTATTTTTGGAGACCAGAAGAAATTTCTCTACAAAAAGATCGTGCAGATTATCAAACATTAAGACCTGAGCAAAAGCATATTTTTACTTCTAATTTAAAGTATCAAATTATGCTTGATTCTGTTCAGGGTCGTGGGCCCGGAATGGCATTTCTTCCATATTGCTCACTTCCAGAACTTGAAGCATGTATGACCGTTTGGGAATTTATGGAAATGGTCCATAGTCGTTCCTACACATACATCATTAAAAATGTCTATTCGGATCCATCTGAAGTTTTTGATACAATTTTGACAGATGAAAATATTTTAAAACGGGCTTCTTCTGTTACCGGAGCTTATGACGAATTTATTAATTCTGCTCAAAAATATGGAACTTCTAACGATTGGCTATTTGCTCAAGAGGGAGTTTCTTATGCTAAAAGGGAGAGAATAGAACTTAAACGAAAACTTTATAGGGCCATTGCAAATGTTAACATTCTTGAAGGTATCCGGTTTTATGTCTCGTTCGCTTGCTCGTTTGCGTTTGGTGAACTCAAATTTATGGAAGGATCCGCTAAGATTATCTCTCTCATCGCAAGAGACGAAAATCAGCATCTTGTTATTACTCAAAACATCCTCAACAAATGGAATGAGGGTGATGATCCAGAAATGCAGCAAATTGCTAAAGAAGAATCTGAATGGGTGAAAAATGCATTTCGGTTGTGTGTTGATGAAGAAAAATCCTGGGCACAATATTTGTTTAAAAGCGGTTCCATGATTGGATTAAATGATAAACTTCTTTGGAATTATGTTGAATGGATTGCCAATCGCAGAATGAAGGCAATTGGCATTAAGCCAATTTATGATGTTGCTGCAAAAAATAATCCCCTTCCTTGGACAGAGCATTGGATTTCTTCTAAAGGACTTCAAGTTGCTCCTCAGGAAACTGAGGTAGAATCTTATGTTGTTGGTGGAATTAAGCAAGATGTTAAGAAGGATACTTTTGTAGACTTTAAGCTGTAGATTATTACACTTGACTAAATATGAAATGAGTGTTAGAATCCACTCACGTTCATTCGCTATTTTCGAATAGCGAACGGAAGTAAGCCGACTCGGAACGGATCGTTCATCTATGGAACAGTTCATCTTAACTTGCTTACAGGCTCAGCTTATTGCCGCCAAAGTCAATATGCAACAAAAAATCTCACAACCACAAAAACGTGAAATAATAGCTGAACTTAAGCAAGTTACAAGAAAAAATTGTCCCATAGACGCAAAAGTTGACTGAAGGAACGCTACTTAACCCTAACAAAGTAAGGAGCAACCTAATGTCTAAAGTTGTATATCGTGGTGTTGAATATAACACCGACCAAACAAAAGAAAATATTGTAGTTAATTGGCTTCCAATTATACGAGAACAAATTAAAAAGCAAAAAAGAATAGAAGAAGCTCAACTTCAAATGGCAATCAAATGATAAAATT